ATGGCTTTCTTCACCATAGAGAAAAGATTACGCAGCGATGGAACTGCCCGTTATCGCTGTACTGTAGCCGTTAAACAAAATGGTAAGTACGTCCACCGGGAGAACAAAACCTTCTCCAAGAACACCCTTGCGAAGTCCTGGGGGGCTAAACGTGTAGCATACATTGAAGAGCATGGTCTCCCAGAGCCAGAAAAAGAGATGAAAGAGATCTCTGTTATAACTGTTGGTGACCTGCTTACTCAGTATGAAAACCATCCAAACATAACGCTCGGTGCATCAAAAAGAAGCTCTCTCCGCACGCTTGGCCGTTCCTTTCTGGCAGAAATCAAACTTACGGACTTGACCGCAAAACATATTATCGAGCACTGCCAGACCCGAAAAGCGCAAGGACTTGCGCCTTCCACTATCTCTCAGGACGTATCGTATTTAAGTGTTGCGCTTGAAGCGGCCAAGCCACTTTTTGGCGCCCCAGCTAATTTGAACGAATTATCTGACGCTAAAGTTTGGTTGAGAAATATGGGGATCACAGGTCCTTCACAGCGACGTAGTCGCCGCGCAAGCGCTACCGAGGTTGATCGGTTGTATGAAGTTCTTAAAGTTAAGGCCGAAACGGCATACACCGGGGCGCCATTACATCAAATATTTATGTTTTCCATACTTACATGTATGAGGGTTGGAGAGGTTTGTCGTCTTCTCTGGGAGGATGTGGACGATATTCAGCGTTCTGTTATCGTTAGAGACAGGAAGGACCCGAGGAAAAAAATCGGCAACCACATGTTAGTGCCCTTACTTGGTGATGCCTGGAGGATATTGACGATGCAGCCTCGTGTTGACGACAGGGTATTCCCGTTCAATCCGAAAAGTATAACAGCCATGTATCGGCGCGTTCGTGACGAGTTGGGGATTGAGGATCTGAGATATCACGATCTACGGCGCGAAGGGGCAAGCCGTCTGTTTGAAGCAGGATTCAGTATTGAAGAGGTAGCGCAGGTCACAGGACATCGTTCACTCAATATATTGTGGCAGGTTTACACTGAGCTATTTCCGAAAACGCTGCATGAGAAATTCGATAAGTTGCAGAAAAGCAAAAACATTGAGTAGAATCAAAAGCGGTGCTCCCCCTGCCTGAGCCCACGCCCAGCCGGCAGCAGCATACATTAGCTGCCGGGTGGGCCTATGTGCAACACACTTTGAACTATTCACTAAATGAGCTGCCTGAATAATAACCACTATTAATAAGGCTCACTATGACTACTCTTCTGATCACCTCAAGCGTTGTATTTGTCATCCTCGCACTATTTACCATAAGCGTCATAAAACTATGGATTGGAGTCTCCAACAACCCTGACTAGCACCATCAGAGCCCCTCCCCATCCCTGCCATCATTCACAGCCTGTTTTCGCTATGGTCAGGCGTCTTATCGACGAAATACGTTTGTTCCCGCGCTGTCCAGGAGTTAGCATCCACCTCTGATAAGTGGATGCCGCGCCGGCGCAGAGAGTTGACAAAGTCACTGGTGCGTAGGTACTGATACCCTTTCGGGTTGCGAGAGATAGAGGCGCAGAACGCCTCCCTGATTTTGTGCTGGAGCATGGTAGCCTCCTGGTCAATACTGGTTGCGCACAAAGTAGTTTTATCCGAGAGGAGAATCAATATAGGTTCTGGCTATCAATTTATGTCATTTCCGTAACATATTGATGTAACGAGTAAGGTAAGTCTTAAAGTGTTATCAGCCCTTAGCTGTTTGATGGATTTGCGAACAATGAGAGTTTAAAATTTTTCCGGTATGGCAATACCTTCATAGCAAATTGCTCACCTGCGATCTCTTGCATACTGTTCGCAGTTGAGCAAACTTAACTGGCTGGTCAATATTTATAAATAGCCTTCACGGCTACCCCGATCATATCGGGTGACTGCTGCCGCGTAGCGTCGCTCTCCTCCCGGGAAGTACCTCATCATAGAATGCATCCAGAGAATCGTCATTCCTGCGCCAAAAAACCTGAGTTTTGCTATTCTTGAGCTATGATTCTTATCCACCACCTCTTTGTATCCATTAACAGGAAGCCAGCATGATAAATAACCACGCTCTCTATCAACCTATCCCACTGAATGACTCACTGTTATTGCAATTCACTGAACAAATTAATCCGCTTTCCCGCCCCATCCTTGTCCCTGTTATCGATACGCCGGGACCCGCAGGTAATTCATACTGGAATGTAGATGCCGCGATAAAAAAAGTTGGTGGGAAAATGCAGCTTGGTTGGGATGTAAACCTGTGGCGTGGATGTTTTATGGTCGCCACTCATCATGCTATACTGTTATCCGATAGCGGTGATTTTTTCGATGTAACCCAGCGCCCCGCAGTAGTGGCAGCACCGTTTGTTACTACATTTATTCCTGATGATTCTATTCAGATCAGTCTTGATAAGAATCCGGCGATTGCATCTAAGTTTTTTATACTTAACGACAGTCCAGAAATTAGCAGTTACATAAAATCATATGAAAACCTTAATGCTTTTGAAAAGAAAATGAGCGAACTCATGCACGCACACGGTTATCGCTGCGAGGCCAATAAATCCATGGCAAAAGGTATTCCCGAACAAACGGCGAACATAGTTAGTATTAATGAGGTTAATTTTATCGAGATAAAGGACAAAATTAAAGAGCTGACCTGGATTATGAAGGAGAAGATAATAAAACTAAAGAAATACTCTGACTCTCTAAATAGAGTGACTCACTGACTATACATGCACGTCCCTGTGCCTTCACTACTTACTGCAGGCCCTGATTGAACTATGAGCGCTGAGAAATATGTTTCGCCTGTTCTTCAGTGGCATAACCAAAGCACCTGATCCGCCCGACCATTCCGGCAGTATCCTGGCCGGTAGCGTTGTAGTTCGAGGTGTAGCGGGTGCCGATACGGATACGTAAATGACACCCGTCACCAGACGCAGTAACGGCGCTTGTGCTTGCCAGAACGCCTTTGCTGTAGTTTTTCCCGCGACCTGCTGCCGGGTTGTGTCGTTCTTCAGCATTCTGCGGCTTCGTTCCACGGCTTCTTCGGTCATTACCCGGCTGCATCCGACCAACCTCCCCTTATCCCTCGCAGAGGCTTAAATGACACGGTCTCGTTCGGCGTCCAGAACTGACATGAGCCTGATGAGAGAGTTCCTTTACACTTTCAATGTGACCTCCATTTCATAACAAAATAATACTCTGCTTTAAATTAATTCCATATGATATAATTACACATCTACACAGGCACTCAGAGAATTCCTTCAAAAATCATATAACGTCATCTTTTTTGTTAACAACATGAAAAACAAGAGTTACCCTAATTTTATCAATAGGCAGTAACCATACGGATATTGGTGATATAAAAAATGAATATTGATTATAACTCTATGGGAATTACAAACGAGATGATTTCAAATATTAATGCGCATGCAAGCCTTGCTTTTGGTGAATGCATATTAATATTGATAATACAGGAGATTGAAATAAATAAAGACAACTTACTTAAAACACTTATAAGTGAGATTGAAAAAAAACATGATGACACCCACCGTGGATATAGACTGGCTATCGAGATGCTGGCTATTCACTGCCGAAAAATCAATAAAATCAAAGCCACCTCTCGTAAATGATTTTCATGAACAAGAGTTCATCAGTGCGGTATAAAAATTATAAAACCAACGAGAAATCCTGCCCCTCTAAATTTAGTGACTCACTAACTTTACATACACATCCCTGTGCCTTCACTACTTACTGCAGGCCCTGATTGAACTATGAGCGCTGAGAAATAAGTTTCGCCTGTTCTTCGGTCGCATAACCAAAACAGCGAATTCTTCCGACCATACCGTCCGTATCCTGGCCGGTAGCGTTGTAGTTCGAGGTATAGCGGGAGCCGATATAGATATGCACATCAACCCCGGTCATGTCCGGGATTTCTCCCGATTTGGTGACATCACTCGTACTGACCAACAGGCCATTACTGAAATTTTTCCCTCGGCCTGCTGCTGGTTCGACAAGACAAGCTGACGGCCTCATAGAAACGTAGCCGTCCGACAGAGCTTTAACATTATCGTTACCCGTATCCGGATATTTACCCGACAGGTAATATGAGGACGATTCTGCTCGACCCGCTGCATTTCGAATACACCACTCATAAACAATTGGGTTTGTATTGCCAGATACCGGATTAAACGCCATGACAACACCGCGATTATCGGCTGACTCTTTGTCTGCCAAGATCGCCGAGATGATATACGGGCGGCCAGCGATTTTCTGTTGACGTACCGGCGTCTCAGTCCGCAGGTAAGCCGCACCCAGGTTGACCTGCACACGAATGGACGGCGGGGTTGTAGTCGTATCCAGCATACAGCGACGGGCATACTGTCCGGCAACAATAAACTCAAGATAGTCCGGCGTCCCTGCCAGGCCGTACATTTTTGTTACGTAGCCCTCGGCATCCCGCTTAATACCCCATTCAGGACTAGCCAGGCTGACCGCGTACTGCCACAGCCCGGCATTCACAATGTCAGTAATTTCCTGGAGTAAGGAAACTTCATTGAGGATTTCCCCACCGTCCGCAAGCACGCGCGCTTTGTGCGCGGCAAAAAGTTCTGCCGGATCAAGACGGGTGTAAGGGAGCAGCGTTCGATTGCCGGTAGTCGGGATTTGAGACTGAATAATTGCCATGTAAACCTCAGCTTATTGCGATGCGGGAAAGGCAGCAGAAATGCTCCATGATGAAATCAGGGTCCGATTTGCTCACTTTCGTTGATGTGTCGCTGATGCAGACCAGCGGGAATTGCCAGGAAGTCATGGTTGACCCACCCGCGACTGTCGGGACTGTTACAGCGTCGGTCGCGTTGAATCCGAACCGCAAAAACTCCCCGGCCGCCGGTTCTCTGTCGAGAGTGACCCTGAATACGAAATCACCGACCTGTCCGGCGCTGGTGATAATCGCTGATCCTTTCTCTAAATCTATGCCCAGGTTCGGCGCGGTACCGAATTTAGTGTTGACTTTTAGAGGCTTGCCCTTCGGCGAGCTGAGTGTGACATCGTAATCCAGGCCGTTTTTTACGACGCTGATCGGCTGGACTGGCACCCATTTTTTATTCGTACCCGCGATGCGCTCTTTGTGCATCCAGGCTTCTGCCTCCCCCTGGTATTCCCCCATAACGGCATAGCCAACGTTGTTCAGGTGCTGAATATCCACGTGGTATTTGCGGTTGAGGTGAAATTTCGGACCAATCATCACCACGTCTGCGCGTTCGTTGCTGATCGCCAGTTGGTCAAACGCAATCAGATCCCCACGCTGCGTGTCGGTTTTGACGCGGCTCCCCATCTGGTCAATGTAGGCGATCTGCGGGATAGTCTGCGTCACGCCACGCGCCGACAGAATGGCCATACGGTCTGCGAACTGGTCATTTATCCATTCGTTGAGGTTGGCCTGGTACTGCCCCGGAGCCGTAACGATTGCTGAATCGGCCTCACCGTGAACGATGGTGATCGAGCTGGACACCGGGATTTTCCCCATGGCGAGTACGCGGTCGCAGAAAGCGGTAAAAGCGGTGATACCCCACTGGTATGGCTCCGTCCCTTTTTTCAGGCCGCTGTAAGCGGTTCCCGATTTTGCGTCGATGCGGGAGACCACTGCGGGTAGCGCCGATTTTGCATAGCCGTATTCTGTCATCAGGTCGTTAAGGTAGCGCTGTTGCCCGGGTACGGCGCAGCACTCACGATACAATTTCGGCTCTGCATCAACGAAAATGGAAAGCGTGTTATCGCTGACCTCGCCGTCAATCCCCGCGTTTCGGTCAGCTCCCGCGCCAGCAAACATTAACGATAGCCCGAAAAGATTCTGGTCAGCTATTGTTACGCGGTTTCCGCCGCCAACGGCCAGGCTCTGCCCTAGAATTGCGCGATAAAAAACCTCCGACACCGCCGCTGCTACCGGACGCATGGCGTACGGATTGTCGATCAGGTTAATCAGGCCGGTCTTTACAACCCCCGATTCCTCATAAACAATGCTCGCGCCGCCGGCTGTCAGTTTCTGTGCATAGGCGACAGGCTGCACAGAGTAGACTGGGACCGTGGAGCTTCCATCCTTAAATACCGCCAGCACGCCGTTATACGGGCGAAGAATTGCCGACCCAGTCCCATTTTTCAGATCGGCTATTTCATCCTGAACCGATTTGTCCAGACCAGCCAGAAGTAAGCCCCAGTCCTGAGCGACCGCAAACCCAGATTTTTGATCTGGGTCCAGCATCAGCGCGTGGAAGCCGGGGATCGATGTCAGCAGGGCATATTCCCCCAGTTGCTTTAAACGGTCCTGCACCGCGTCGGGCATTTCTGCCAGCCGGAAACCGCCGCTCTCATCAAAGCCACCAAAAAGCCCCGTCCTCTCTGCATTCATGAAGGCAATGGCCCATCCCAAAACAGAAGCCGAATAACTTTGTGGCATCACCGAGTTTACGTAGGAAAAGAGCGCATCAAAAATCGCCTGGGAAATCATTTTCCGCCCGGTAGGCTGCAGCGTCCCGCCAACGTTCATGACCTCGATCGCCAGAGCAGATTCATCCGGACTGCGGTAATAGGTGGTGCTCCCCTCAGGGATATTCACGATATCCGCCTGGGCCGCCGCCAGCGTCGCATACTGCTTGCTGAGCGGAATGATGTTCTGCCGTATCTCATCGTTTTTCGCCATCATCTGGCGCCAGGTATCCAGCGGTTCACCGCCGCGGTCGTTAACCGTTCCGGCCGGACCGTTAACCAGCTCGTCAGCGCGCTTAACGTTGTCCATGAATATTTCCGGCGTCGTCGTGCCCAGTGGCGGGTTAAGTTCGGCCATGTTTTTGCTCCAAAAAGAGGCTTCGCCCAAACGAGGGTTTGAGCGAAAGAAATGTTTAAAGGGATTTTTTGGTATTAAGCGACGTCGCCGGGGTATGTGGCGTCGTCGTACTGGTAGAAAATTTCTTTATATTCAGGTGCAGTAATCTGACAGTTGCTGTCACCCGATGGGGCAACCTCCTGGACTATCCCATGCCGCGCACCCTTTTCACTGTCGCAGAACAATAACTTCGGCAGGTCAATATCTGGGTCGTCCATAATCCAGTCGTCGGGATGCAGGTCGTCGTTGTACGGCACCGTCAGCGTGAAATCATCTACCCGTTGCGGCGTGAGCATTCGCGATGATGGTCGACCGTCCTGAAACTGTATCCAGCAGCGAGGATTCGCGTAGCTCCAGTCCAGTGGCTCCGTGACGTGCAGCGTAATTTCCTGGAAGTCGTAAATCATCGCGTCAATCAGGCAACTTTGGGTTTTCCCGGTTGGAATGTCGTCGGACAAAATGATGTGATCACCGAAGTCATGACACCATCCCAGCATTGAAGTCGTAGCCGTATACGTTCGGCGTTGGTGGAGATATTTCATTAACCGACGCATCCCGATACGCCAGGCGCGATCTGCAGTCATGGCAACATCAATGGTGTAGGACTCCGTTTTGCGCGGAAAAGGATTTTCCGGCGTCCGGCACTGTACGGTTTCCTCCGCCCAGGTCACAGGGTTGATATATTTCACATCCACGCCATCAAAATCATCCTCCGACGGGACCCTGAATGACGTCTGCATTTCCTCCACGGTATCCTGAGGAGTAATGATCCCTGTCCAGCTTTTGACGCCCTCTCTCCCGACAGAAAGCAACCCGTCAGACAGCAGAAAATACCCCATGCCAGCCTCGGCTATTTTGTCGAAAATATCCTTTGCTGACGTGCTGTCACTGCTTGCCTGGTGATCAAAATATTCTCCCCTTGGCGTCCAGTAGGTAGCCTCCAGCGTACTGAGTGCCGCAATGTCGATCTGGTCGTCGCGATATCCAAGACTGCGGGCAAGATGCAGGAACGCACCGCTGATTGTCCTGTCACCACCGCCATCATAATTTCGTGTGGCGACAACACTCACACGCTTGTCTGACTGCGCCGCCAGCTGGCCGCCGGTTTCTACCGTGATCCCTATTGTTGATATCCCTGCGTAGGAGGTTGGACGGGAAAGTAAACGACCTCTGAGCGCCTGCCAGAACATGCTGTCTCTCGCGTTGTTGCTCCCCTGCTCGTTACGGCGGCGGCATCTTACCTCCACCAGCCCGGGAGAGGACAGATCAAAACGCTCTGTAAAACCGAGGCCATTAACGTTTTTAAGCGCGTAAACCCCTGGCTTACTCGTCCACCCTGATCCGGAACCATAAACGCGATACTGGATTTCATACTCGACATGGCGGACCCGCTTATTCCCGTTGTTCTGGAACCCGCAAATTCCGTTTGGGAAAGCAAAGTTGACCTCGAAGGCGTCCACAACTTCATTTTGCGGGCAGGCCAGAAAGGGGCCGAGCCAGGTTTCATTATCGTTAATACCAGACGCGGCAAAATCCACGACGGTTCTGGTCATAAAGCCTGACCAGGTGCTGTCAACGACACCGTTAACCACACGCTGTACGGTCGCAGAGGGACCATCAGTAGACGCTATCTGGTATTCGTTGCCACGGTGCGCCAGGGAAATCCGCTGAGTGCCTTCCGGCAATCCGGAAAAGGCAGTGCCAGAATCGTATGCCAGCGTCACGCTGGCTGTTACCGCAGGGTTTCCGCCGCTGGATGCTGTACCAGCTGTAAATACCGGGCTGTCGCCAAATACTGACGCAGGCAGGAATGATGACGTAATGGAACCGCCACGCCAGGGGCTGGAGATCTCCACGATACGTATCACGCCGCCATCATCCTGAGCAATGAGCCCCGAACCATTCAACCCGCCGTTAATCGCTGCGAGCAAGCCAGACATTGTGCCGTAGTTGGCGACCAGAGATATGGTATATGTGATACCCTGCCAGGTCAGAGCAAAGGTCTGGCTGGTTGTCGTAAAGTCATACGTTGACGGCGACGCACTGGCGCGTAATACCGCAGTCGCTCCCCCTGTTCCCGGAACGGCGTCCTGGTGAGGGGTATACGTGGCGATCTGCAGGTCATAGTCAGTACCGTTAAACGTTAGGGTGACAGGCATTCCACTGAATGGCGCAATCTCTGACACGACGTCGCCTGTCAGCACGTTAAAACCGCCCTCGATGGATACCTGATAATTCACTGGCGCTTTCAGGGTGACAATTGCACCGGCGATCCAGCCAGGCGGAAGTTTGTTCTCATCCTCGTCTTCATCATTATCATCATCGACATCGAGGCCAGAAAACGAGACAGAGGCACCGCTGACGGTCATGGCATCAGCAACGATATCACTGGCTTCAGGGGCAGTCTGAGCCATATCGAGGCCGCTGCCGCTCGACGTTCCCCCAACTTCCGTTGAGTTGAACCATATCTCACTGCGACGATCCCCGGCCACATTATCGCCAGGCCCATAGCTGGTATATGAAAAGCCCTCGCCTAAGGTCAGCGCCGGAGTTTCTCCTACCCGAAAATCCCCACCAGTATAGGAGAAACGCCCATATCCAAGGCAGACAAACATTTCGACCGTCATTCTGGTTGGATCAGCGGGGTCGAATCGCGTTACCGGCTGTACCAGGTAATCCGGGTAGATCCGGTTTCGCCCGAAAGCCTCCCTAACGGGATCGCCAAGCTTCGCTGTGTTGGCTTTAGCCGGATTCAGATCCAGCGATGAAGCGTTACTGGATGAAAAGCCGCCCAGCTCTGGTTTAGGGGCAAAGAATAATGCATAGGCCGTAGACGCAATGGATACGGCCACCGAAACCCACGCGGCAATTTCAAGACCCGTGCCATACGGAATGGGATATATCCGCACGTCACTGTCTGGCCGCAACAAACATAACGGCCATTCCGCCGGGGGGACTGCCTGGCCGTTCAGCTCGATCACGACAGGATGAGTTTTATCCTGTGAATAGCTTGGGACATTTCTGCTCATCCACTCATGCAGCGTCAGCACACCATGCTCGTGCGTTTCAAGGGGTTCACCCGGAAGCCGGGACGGGTAAAACTTTATCGTCATTGCCAGAACTCCACGCGGTTAAAGCGACGGATAAATCGCGACAGTGGCAGAAACGTAACCCCCGAGCCAGGATTGCATTCCGCTACCTGCAGCTGGTTATCGAGCATTACAACGATCCCGACATGGGAAACTGTTGAGCCCGAATAGCAAGCCACTCCGGCACCTTCACAGGGTTCACAACGCTTCAGCGAAAGCATCAGCTTTCTCGCTTCCCGGTCGAGGCCCCCGCCGTCTTTGGTCACACCTGCAAAATCCGGCCATTCAGGTAGCCCCAGGTCGCGACGTATCTCATTTACAATGCCGAAGCAGTCGAGCTGCGGATATACGCGCCCGCCCTTCTGCCATTTAACAGAACGGTATTTATCAGGTGTAAACATATTTGCCTCAGATTAGTAACGTAAGCCCGGATGCTCGGCGAGGTTGTAACGTTTACGGGGCCAGGCTGTTTTGAGGACATTCATATAGCCTGCCGTGACCTGAACTGCTGTCGGGGTCCAGGAGCCGGATTTGATATCGAGCGTATACGGTGATGATGCCGGAGCAGACAGATCGGATGAAATGTACCGCCGGAATGTCAGCGTGGCTGATTTCATTTCATCCAGAATTTTATCGATCGCCTCAGAAACCCTTCCGTCAATATTGCTGATAGCAAACTTTAAATCCTGTGTCCCGTCGGCGTTCCTGGCTGGTAAGGCGATATCTATCGCGCTGGCCTCAAACGTCACCGGCTGACCATTTTCCAGCGTCACTGAAACGTCATCCCAGCCACTGGTTAGCCAGTAGTTATCATCTCCTGCCGATATCTGCAGCGTATCGTGAATAACCTCCGATCCGCTGCTGGCATATAGCCGCTCAAGAATTGTCATGCTTCGGCCACTCTCTGTTTAGCGCAATATCCAGTAACGACTGGCCCGCCAGCCATTCCGGGTAATTTCCCCAACCAGAAGGCGGTAACGGGCGCTCCCATAATTCCAGCGTTGCGCTGTACTGCCAGTATTTTGGCGCGACCAGCGTCGGCCCTTCGTAAATATCCACGAACCTGGCTTTATAGGGCTTTACCCCGATGGGAGTCTGGAGTTTCAGATAGAACCAGGACTGGCCATCTTTAAGCGCATCCCTGAAAAACGCCTCAAACACCTGTGCCAGAGCATCAGTTTTAAAAATCCATTTAACCGATGCCTGGGTGGGTGTTGAGGTATATCGCCTTCGTTGTTGAGCGCGACCGGACGTCATCTCCGTTCGCAGTAAAGGTGATATGGGCTTAAACCCGTACCCGTCCATAAGCGGCATGGGCAGGTATTCATCCGGGTAGAAAATATCTGCCATGAATATTCCCTCCGGGCAGGTTATCGTGGTTTTTTGGGCTGAAGGTTGGAGTAAAGAGCTCTACCGAAGGCATTTTGAGGATTGTTTACGTCGCTCGTCAGTTCAGATTTTATCTGTTTAGCCAGGCGGCGGCCGTGGGCATCCAATGTCTGCATCATCACATCATCCGGTTTACCAGTGAGGTGGTAATTGACGTTGATGTCACCAGTTGAAAGAAGTTGTCTTTCTTGCTGCTGCCTCGCAGCGTTCTGTACCGCCGGCGATTCCCGCCCAACAGCTTTGACCCCAAGCGAACCATCAGCACCACGGGTAAGCGGCATGATGGCTTCCGGCCCGGCCTCGCCGAATACACCCGCACCTTTCGCAAACGCAAAATATTGGGGAGTGCTGTAAACACCATTGCTGTAGGCAGAAAGTGACGGAGAATCGTAAACGCCTCCGAGAGCGTTAAATGAAAAATTAGCTCCCGCGCTTTGAATAGCGGTACCACTACTTGCCGCACCGCTGGCACCGCCAAAAAGACTACCGAACAACCCACCCGCTCCGCCGCCAAATGACGCCATAATCGCTTTAGTGATCAACGCCTGTGTTGCCATCTGGATCAGCGTCTTAATCACCGTTTCGCCCAGGGAAGAGAAAATATTAGACATCCCATCTTTAAAAGAAGCAGCGCCTGTCAGGACGTTTGTCAGGTTGTTGGAGATAGAGTTTGTGGTGGCATCCAGAATCTCGCTGGTTGCAGTGGCAGCCATTGAACTCAGATCAGAAGCCTGATCGGCATAGTTCATCAGGGAGTCGCTGATTCCCGCGCGCCAGTCTGACTGCTGTTCATCGGTTTTTTTGTAATACTCCTCCTGAATATCCAGGCGTTCGGCAAGCGCCGTTTTAAGCGCTTCCGTTTGCTTTTTATACAGGTCTTCGGAAATCTGCCCACGACTGAAATCACGCTGTAAGTCACGCTGCTGCCTGAGAAAATCAGCGCGAATATCCGCCATTTGCTTCATTCGGTCACGGGCTTTATCCCCCTGTCCCGCACCGAGGAAATCGATATTCCCCCTTTCCCGGGCGGCAGCATTACTGTCGGCCAGACCTTCGCGGAATGTTTTTAACTGTTCAGCGATATTTTTCTGATCAATAAGCGCCGCATTGTGCAGCAACGTTTCCTTTTTGGATTTTTCAAGTGAAGATAATTCCCCTTGAGTAACCTGATATTTCATCTTTGCCAGTTCAGTGTTTTGGCTGGAAAGAGCAATTTGCTCCCGTTGCTGTTTAATCAGCCGGGTATAGGTATCTTCGGTTTTCTCCGCCTCGGTTTTCCCATGCCTTCCTTTTGGCTTGGGTTTATTTTCCTGGTTGTTTCTCCATACATTCAGGCCGTTATTAATCAACTCCTGCCGTCCGGTCTGAAACTGAGGATCGTTAGTTAACCCCAGGTCATCCGCAGCGTAACCCAGTCGTGCGCGTTCTTTGTCCTCTCCTTTGAGTTTTGAAAGCGCCAGGTCACGGCGGCTTTTTTCCAGTGCAGCCGTTTGCTGGGTTGTCAGGTCTACCTGTGGTAAGCGTAGTGGTGCGTTTACCAGCCCCTGCCGGGCCATGAGGAGATTATTTCCGAGACCCAGCAAACGGTTAAATTCAGTATGCTCACCGTTCATCATTAATAACGATTGATATGCTGAATTCTGTTCTGCGGCCTGCTGCCGGATTAATGCTATTCGCCTGTTCTCTATCCCTTCCAGTACCGACTGGATCGACTCAGACTTAGCCTGCATCTGAGTCAGCCTCTCCTGTTCAACGGCCAGAGCGGAAGTCGCTTCTTCCAGACTACGGGTGACCGTTTCAACCGAAGTAAGGTGGTTTATCATGAAACCGCCACTGGTTGTCGGCCCGGGGTTGGACAGAACATACTGATAACCCGCGATCTCTTCCTTCAGGCTTTTTACTTTTGATGCCTGTGCATCAACAAGACTGTTTTGCTCCTCCAGCGCCTGACGGGTTTTGGTCTCATTATCAGAAACTTCGGGCAGGGACATTGATTTTGTCTTTTCACGGACTGCATCAATGGTGTTTGCATATTCCTGAGCGGATAATCTGGCCTGTTCCTGATTCTGGTACATCGTGTACCAGGCACCGGCACCAAGCAGAACCAGCCCTGGAATACCGCCAACGAGGCTTAATGCTCCACCCATGAGCCGGGAACCTACAGCAGTAACCGAGTTAAGCGCAGTCTGAGCGGATACTCTGGCCTGAATATTACGGTTAAGTGACTCCTGCGCCAGTGAGAGCCGTTTTTCTGCGGCGGCCTGCGCGTCTGTACCCCGCGCCGCTGCCAGTGCCTGCTGGGCACGATAAACTGCAGCACGCGCGCGAGCTGTCGAAACCTGCGTCCCTCTGACCTGGGCTTCAGCTAAAGCTACTTCACTTTTTGCAGCGTTAATAATCCCGGCCGTTGCAGAGCTGGCACCAAGAGCCATATTTCCCAAATATCGGGCTGCACCAACGGCAACAAGCGCTCCGGCAGCAGTGGCGACCTGATCAATATTGTTGGCTACGCCATCAAGTAATCCGGTCAGGGTATTTGTCGCGCCACTAGCTTCATTAGCTCCACCGACCCATTGCATAAAAGCGTTTTCAACTTTTGTTGCCGACGATGAAACAGTCTGCGGCAATTCACCATATTCATTCCGTAGCTTACCAAGCTGGCTGATGAGGGCTGGCACTACTTTATCAATGGTTAACTGCCCCTGATCCGCCATAGATTTTAGGTCTTTACGCGCAACCCCCATCCCTGCCGCAAGCGCCCGTATAACCCTGTCGCCGCTCTCGTTGACGGCATTGAATTCTTCACCTCTCAGCACGCCCTGCGCCAGAGCCTGGCTAAACTGAGTGATGACCGAACTGGACTCCTGAGCATTCGCGCCAGAAAGTTTTAAACCAGTAGAAATAGCCTCAGTAATATCCAGCACCTGGCTGGAGCTGTAACCATATTCCCGCATTGAGGCTGCTGAACGGGAAAATAAATTAGCGTTGTCAGAAAAAGATGTGCCCGTTTTCTGGCTGATATCCATCAGCTGTTTTTGAGAGCTGGTAAAATCATCAGTTGATTGAGATGCCTGTTTTAGGCGGGCGTTTACTGAATTCCATTCATCAGCCAGGGATATCAAATGTCCCGTAGCAAAAGCACCAGCAAATGCTCCGGTTAACCCCAGTGCGGTAGCCTTTGCTGACTCCATCTGGTCAGTTAGCTCAGCAACAGAACGGCGAGTTTCCCGAACTGAAGCCGCAGCCTGCCTGCCGCCATTCTGCATTGTCTTATAATAATCAGCCCCCATACGTGACGCGCGGGCTATCTCGGTCTGGAATGACTGAGAGTTAGCAGAAACTTTAATGATAAGTTCACGCAGGGTTGCCATTTCATTTCCTCAGAAACAAAAAGCCCCACATTGTGGGGCTTTTTTATGATTTCAATATTATTAAATTAAACCAGCTTTTTTCCTTGCTTCTTCCAGATAATCTTTTTCTGGTTCCTCTTTTTTATGAGCAAGTGCAATCAGAAGATCTATTTGAGCACTTTGCTTTTGAGAGATTTCTTTAAGCATAGCGATCTGATCATTAGCTCTTACGCTTCCTCTGTTCAGGAAATACCAGATAACAAGATCAATAAGGCGAGCAAAAACAAATAATAATATCCAGCCAGTAGTAGTCATTTAAAGCACTCCGTGTGTCAAAAAAAACAACATAACACCTGTTATGAGTGGCATCCACACGAATTATTACTGGCTATGCTGACGCAGCCAGCAGCGCCGCTTCCAGCCCTGCAAAGGGATCGCCGCCGTCGTTTACCTCAATCTCTTCTGTGCTCCACTGAAGCTGAGCATCTTCAATGGTGACTTTAACGCCCTGCGCTCCGTAAACCGCAGATACCAGCTGAGCATTGAGGATATCGCCGCGAATATCGCCGATTGGGCTGATACGGTCGTATTCAGCCCACATCCGGAATTCGCCGACTGTCATGGTTTGTCGCAGTTCGCCCAGCGTGCGGCCCATCCGGAGCGCCAGCGCCATCAGGAACTGCATGCCAGGCATTTTTACTTTGCTTTAGCATCATCCGCGTCACGAATGAGATCAAGTGCCTGCTTCAACAGCCGGGAATGCACAGGGCCATAGATCGCTTCAACCTGTTCGGTGTCATCGACAGTAAAGACGGGCTGCAGGTCGGTATCCAGCAAAATATCGATGAAAAGCGTGACGTCGGCCCGCATCGTGCGGAAGGCTCGTTCTGAAGGGGTCAGTTCTGGTGCCTCCTGGGGCTCCTGCCCTTCCGGTAGTTTGGGTGGTTCCGGGCTGGCAATGCCCTGCCAGCGAATCCAGGCTTCTGCTGATGGCTCACGAATGATGACTTTGGCGTTATCCCACTCCGGAACGGAGACTTCTTTTTTACGAAAGCCCGCCATCGGTGCCAGTGCCAGTGCTTTAAGACTCTGTTTTGACATTAATTTTATCGCCGGTCTCCCGGCGCTCCGTTAATTGATGGTGACGGTGCAATCAGAAGAAGTGATCACAGTGCCATCGGCATCAGTAACCACGCAGGAATAAACCCCGGCATCACCGGATACAGCGCTGGCTTTCGTAAACGTTGCGCTGGTCTGGCCGCTGACCGTCGATGTGCCCTTTTTCCAGGCGTAGGTATAAGGTGCCGTACCGCCCTGGACGACCACACCCATGGTCAGGGCGCTTCCTGCCGCGACCGTTTGGGACGCCGGAAGGTCAGTAGCAAACGACAGAACTCCTGGGGCGTTAATATTGGTGGGTTTACCTTTCAGACGCAGCGAGAACGTTGCAGCAACCACGCCATTGGTTTGAGAATCCCAGGTGTGCTGACGTACCTCAGCGCGCATCAGGAATCCATTACCAGACGGGAAAATAACCTTAAACCCATAAACCCCGTCGTTATCATATGCTTCACGAAGTGCATCCTGCGCCGGGTTGCGGTAGAAGTTACCGGAAAGTGACATTTCAGACGGAGCAGGAAGGCCGTTGATATTTTCCGTTTCATCCGAACAGAGCGTTGTCACGTCAATATCGTTTTTCTGACCAGCGGTAAAGCTTGCCTGTTTGATAGTGCAACTCAGGTTTAACCAGGTTGCCGTATCCAGCTCTGCCGCGGTGACCGGCACAGAGGTAATCATTACTACCGTTTTTTGGGCACGTTCAAATAGTGCTGACATCGCAGCCTCCATAAATGAAAAAACCGCCAGCGGCGGTCGGATTGGATTGGTTTTTGTCAGGCAATGACCGTTATTTCGAGGGTTGCCCGATGAAGATGGGTTGTCGTGTCGTAGCCAGGAATTTTTGTCACCTCGACAGGTGAAAGCACCTGCAGGCGAGCCAGGGCGTCCAGGCGTAACGCTCTGGCTTCGTCATTCGTTTCAGCCCATACATCAACCTGAATGCGCAGTGTCGACTCTGCCTGGCCGCAGAAAACATCCCCGGCAACATCAGTCGGTATCGAGAAAATGACATAGGGAGTGGAAACTGCAGGAAGTCCGTCGCTGCCTAGCGGCACCACATACGGATAAACCCGCCCGTCTGCCAGCGTCGACAGCAGGTCATAGAGATCATCCTCTGTCATTTTGATAACACCTCATCGATAGCCTGATTCATCCGCTGCATCGCCACCTGCGCAGCCTCTTCCATGCGGGTATCAAAGGCAGGACGAACAAACGGATGTGCTGGCGCCGTAGATGTTCCCAGCTCCACGAAGCGCCAGTAAAACGCATTCCGCTTGTTGCTGGCCTTCATGGTGTTGTCACTGTTCCCCGTCCGCGGGTTAACGCCACGAATATGCACCCCCGATGAGATTTCACCTCGACGGCGGCTTTTCTGTGTGACGACAACAACGTTTTTCTTCAGTTTTCCGGTTTTCTCCGGAGCGCGATCAATAACCTCCTGGCGGAGCAATTCGGCGCCAGCACGGGTCGAATCCCGGAGAACTTTATTATTTTCGGCCTTGCTGAGCGTTTGCAGATCGCGGGCGATATCCTGCAGCCCGGAAAAATCCAGATTCACATCAATCATTTTTCGGTCCCCTGTTTGCAGAGAATTTCCAGCCGGGTGCCTTTGATATCCGGAACCGGAGGCCCGGTAACGTTAAGAACGGCGCCTTTAAACGGGCCGGTACGTACTTTCAGGCGGGAAGAAGCTGAGATATCTGTACGAAAACGCACCCAAACACGAATGGTGGCATCGGCACGCTCAGCGCCAGCGGCTAAAAGTTCACGACCGCTTATACCCTTAACCTCGGCCCAGATGGTTTTCCCATCTTCCCATTTTTCAACCGGCTGACCTGAAGGCGTTCTGGTGGTGGTGAAATTTTGGATGGTGACCCGGTGCCGTAATCGTCCTGCCTGCATAATTCCCCCGCTTAAATACCATAAATTTTGTAAGGCTGGAGAAGTGCCTCGACAGTAAACGGAATATCTGTAGCAGCCTGACCAACAGAGACCGTTTCACGGTTTTCGTACCAGTGACCGATAAGCAGAAGCATCGCTGCTTTCACATCATCGCCAGGGAGAATTGAATCAGGATCATCTGCATACCCCTCGCTGGTTTCGGACTCATACATTTTGCGACGAGTCCATGTTTCGACGTAACGAGAAGCAGCTCCGATGTAGAGGGTCAATAGTGAGTCGTCATCGGTAAAGTCAGGCTCAATGCGACAGTGCTCTTTAACCACTTCAAGTTCTAACATTATTTTTTAGCCTTCTTCTCTGGCACAGTTTCCGGCTGTTCCGGCTGTTCCGGCTGTTCCGGCTGTTCCGGCTGTTCCGGCTGTTCCGGCTGTTCCGGCTGTTCCGGCTGCGCAGAATTATCAACATCTACCAGCCGTGCATAACCTTTTTGAACCAACTCACGGCCATGCTGTTCCAGCGTCTCCAGTGACTCGCCTTCAGTCACCACTACCCCACCAAAATAAATTGGTTTCACCGCGATAAGTTTCATCGTGTTACTCCGAAAATAGCGGCCCGGAGGCCGCCAGAAAAATTACTGGCCGCCGGAAGCCGGCACAGTAAAGGAGCCATAAATAAATGCTTCAGGGCGTTTTACTGCTAACGCCAGACGCTCTTCACAGCGAATAGAGATCATGTTTTTCTCAAAGTCGTCGCCGTTCTCCGTCGAGATCACAACGTTTGCGTCTTCGCGGTCGAAAAGCTGTGCCGCAGCATTAAATGCACCTGTCAGGAACTTGCCCTGGAAAGCTGCTGCTTCAGTGGCGACAACCGGAAGCCCCCACAGCGTCGGCCCCGTCAACGCAGCCGGGTTCGCCAGGATATAGCGCCCCAGGGTGTCTTTAGTCAGTTCGATTTTCGCCCAGTCCATGAAGTGCAGGACGTGACCGGATGCAGGGAATCGGGCAAGTTGAGCCTGAAGCATTGCCAGGCGCAGATCGTCAATACCGTTCTGCTGTTCAACGGCAAATGCCGCGCTGTAAGCCGTGGCCTGCGGCACGATGCCATGGAGGTGAGCGCCAGTGCCATCACCAAACAGAATCTCCTGCTCTTCGACGTACTTAAGGCCGTAACGCATTTCCGCATCAATCATGGACTGCAACTGGGCGAAGTCGTCCAGAATCTGCTTGGATGCCTTGAACATGTGCGCGATGGTTGTCACTGGAGTGATTTTCGGCGTGAACTCAATATTGCTGTACGGCTTGGTTGTGTTCTCCGGTACCACTGCCGCAGCATTGGTAAAGCCGGTCTGCTGCACCCAGAAAATGGCCGGTGAACCCGTACGGCCTGGCGCGATAAGATCGCGAATAAATAACCGCTGCTTTGGCGCTACATCAATACCCGGCAGTCGTTGTGGTTCAACAACCCCCTCAGGAACGTCACTGGAAATCAGCGCAGCTTTTACAGGAACAGAAATACGCTTGTTCCCTTCGATGCTGGACGACAGAACTTTAATGGCTTCAGCAGAGATAACCTGCTGGCCGACAGTTTCAATAACCTGTTTTGCGTTTGCCAGCGGCATCTGTGCAACATGCTGCTCCAGTTCGCCCAGCGCAGCCTTCAGAGTCTTTTCGGCTTCTTTCAGCGCATTAAACTCAGTCGCCATTTTGTCCACGGTTTCTTTGGTTTCCGCCGACAATTTGCCGTTCTTTTTCGCTTCAGTCAGCGCTTCTTCCGCTTTGGCGTTAAATTTGCCGGTTGCTTCTTCAATGGAAGCAGTGACTTTTTTCAGAATCTCGTTTACATCAGACATACATGGTCCTTATTTGACTAACGCCGCAAGAGCGCTTTCAAGTGAATTGAGGGTTTCAGGTTTGATATCTTCGGCAGCGCCCGGCTTACCATCGGGATCGGTAACAGCGCCCGGCGTGTTACCTGTTAATGCTTTGATTAATTTCCGGCGCTCGGACCGGGGGGTATTTGTTTTCGCCAGCAGTGCATCAAGTTTGCGAAGCGCAGCTGCAGGTGATTCGTCGCCGTCGCTGACCGCATCAGCAGAAAGCAGGCTGTCTGCCAGTCCCTTCGCCACAGCATCGCTGCCACCGATATAACTTTCGGCGTCCATTAGTTTCTGAACGGCGGCAATATCAAGGCCGGATCGCGCCGCGTAAATATCAGCCATTGCGGTATCGAATGGCTCCAGTGACTGCGCCAGTTCAGCGAAGTCATGGCGGTTTCCCATCGCGTACAACCAGCAGTTATGGATCATCAGAAAGGCACCGCGGCCAATCTGAATATCATCCCCGGCCATCGCAATTATTGAAGCGGCACTGGCGGCAATGCCCAGCACCTTCACCGTTACACGGCCTTCGTATTCACGGAGGAGGTTATAAATAGCCAGACCTTCGAACATGTCGCCGCCCGGCGAGTTGATATTCACCGTAACATCGGCGCCGTTCATCGCCCGAAGCGCACCGGCAATACGTTTAGCAGTTATCCCTTCACCCCAGTAGTCCTGCCCTATAACATCAAAAACAGAAATACTGTTATCGTCGGTGGCCGCCGCCTTGATTCCACCGTCCCAGCGGTCCAGTGCGGACGGTAATGTTTCACAGGTAACGCGCGCGCAGGGGCGACCCGCCGGCGCCACCGGAAGTTGTTTTTTGCTCATCAGGAAAGTGCTCCTAAGCGGCCTGTTTCAGCGGAGATTGTTCAAAGGAAATATCGGGGAATACGTGGTTATGCAGCTCTCGCAAAGCCAGAGCCTGAACAGCAGGGTTGCTGCTTTCGAGATTTTTCAGTTGCGTCAGGTTGAGCTGAACGGTGTAAATATCGCCCCCTTCAATCGGCGGCATGTTTTCAAGACGGCGAACGTCATTGCGAGACATCCAGCCATTCTGCAGGGCGCTGGTATAGTAAGCAGCACGACCCGCACTATCGGCGCGCAGAAGCCCTTCAACGGAGAACTCAGCAAACAAGTCCTCATCACTGTTAAGAAGACAACGCGATATTTCCTGCTCAATATTGACCAGGAGAGGACGCAGGGTATGAGTCAGGAACAGCATGTTCATCCCTTCAAGACTCGAAGCCCAGCTGGATTGTTTTGTCGTATGGCCGACCATAAATGGCGGTACGCGAAACCAGCGACAAATTTCCTCAATACTGAATGAACGGCTTTCAAGGAGCTGAGCGGCCTCCGGGTTCATAGTGACATTCTGGTAAGTCAGTTCATTTTCCAGAACCATCAGTTTCCCGGCGTTTTTAGAACCAATAAAAGACTGAAGGTTTTTACGCAATCTTTCTCGCTGTTCCTTATTAAGCGCCGTTTTTGAAGACAGGAAACCAGTACTTTGCAGGCCATTTTCGAAGATTTTTGCCGCGGCTTCATCAACCGACATAGCAGCGCCGAAAACGTCAACCCCGGCCATTGTCGGCATCATGCCGCACACGCCATCGAGACCAAACCCACGAATATGCATCATCCTGTCTACAGGAATGATCCGCGGAACGCCATTTTCCGTGTAGGTGTACTGTAATTTTCCGCTATCGAGTCGCTTTACAACCATTTTCTGAGGAAGAAGCGGAACCATTGATACCAGCTTGGTACCAATGAAAAACTTTTCGACAAAAGCATTACCACGCAGACAAATGCTGGCCACAATCATCAGCATGAAACGGGAAGGTGTCATTTCCGGGTTAGGGCGCCTGCATAATATCTGGTATGCAAGATTATTCTGGGCCAGTTTTCTAGATCCATCTGACTGTCTCTCGTAAATTTTTAGCGGAAGCGTGGATACCGACTCACTCAAGAGCCTCACGCACGCCCAGACGGTAGAAAGCCTGATAATTTTGTCAGCGGTGACCACTTTTCCACTACTGCTGGTCCCGAACCACTCCTGCCAGAATTCACCGGTAGTCAGGCCTATGGGAAAACCAAGCCAGTTTAAAAGGGCGCTCTTAACGCGCCCTGGTTGCTGTTTATTCTTAGCCATCAGATACCCACTATGATCGGATCGTCAAAAAAGCCCTCAATATCACCATCATCAGGCTCGTAACCTTCCGCAGCACCAATTGCCATCGCTGACGCAACCACACCATCTATTCGACCAGTACTCTTTTTCTTGGCGAATATGCGGTTTTCTTTTTGGTCGGCTTCGGTTACGGCGGAAGCAGCGTTCCATCGGAGGCAGGGGTTAGTTTTAATAATGATTACGCCATCATCCAGCATCTGTTCAAAGAGTTCGATGGAATGAGGCATCCACAGTCCTGAATCCTGCGCCTTGTAGTATCCCTGCCCGTGAGGAATAAGCGGTACTGATACAGAAGCGTTTTCCAGTTCCGGTTCAAGATATTTGATGCGGTACTGGTCGAAGGCGATCGCCTTGATATCGAACAACATGGAAAGATCAGCAATGCGCTCGGCAACAAAGCCATATTTCACCGCCTTTCCGGGAGTGGTATGAATATGGCCTCCCCGTTCCCATGCGTCATAAGGTACGCGGTCTGTTTTCGCTCTATCCAGCAAAGTATCTTTTGGTGTCCAGAACTCCACCAGCAGCTTTCTTTTTTTAGGGAAAAAGAGTGCCAGAGACGTAAGGTCGCGAGTTCCTGAAAGGTCCAGGCCGCCATAACATTCTTCTCCCTGCAGCTCCTGCAGGTCAAAGTCCTCTTCGCACCCCATCCACACATCGCTACTCATCCATGGGTTATCGGCATCCACCCACTGACAGAAGTTTAACCGCCGAACAATGCTTTCCTTCGACGGCATCCCCCGAGCCTGAGTAACCTGCTCACGCAGGTAGCGATCGGTAAAAGTATGACCAAGAGAGGGGTTTGCTTTTTTCCAGCAGGACTCGTCCTTGAATGGGTCTTCTCCTTCGTCCAGGGAGCAAATGAAAGAAAAGAAACTGTCATCCTCAATCGAGCCTTCGGCAACTTTACGCCCATACTCGTGATAGTCGTAGCAGACGCTGGTTTTGTCGTGGCCGCTGTTAGTGATCATGAAAATCAACGCCTGGCGACGACCTTTCGTCCCGGCGCGCATCATTTCCACAACCTGGTTGTTTTTGTGCTCGTGAATTTCGTCAATCAGTGCACAGTGTGGGCGTGGCCCTGACTGCCCATCATCCGAACTGATAGGCCGGAAAAATGAGCCTGTCTGAAGAAATGCAAGGTTCCACTCTTTCCCGGCACCGCCTGATTTATTTATTCGCTGTGCTAACGCAGGGGACTGATCCACCATCGCGACAGCATCACGAAAAAGGATCATGGCCTGGTCTTTTTTCGTTGCTGCTGCATATATCTCGGCACGAGGCTCCTTATCTGCTGTTAGACAGTAAAGCCCCACTCCGCCAGCCAGTGGTGATTTGCCGGAACCCTTACCAGATTCAACGTACACCATGCGAAATCTACGATAACCATCCGAGTTCTTCCAGCCGAATATCGACCCTACAATAAAGCACTGCCACGGTAGCAGGTTGAAGGGTTTACCTTCATGCTCACCACCGTTGAGCTTCAGTACCTTGGCAAAAAAGTCGATGGCGCGCTGCGCCGCTGCAACATCCCATACCAACCCGCGAGCATGGCAGGATTCCAAATCTTTGAGATGTCGCTTACAGGCATTCCTGATGTCAGGCCCGGCGATTTCTTTGCCGGAGTCTACATCCCGCGCATATTGCGTGGCGGGATCAACCGAAGAACTGGTTGAGCGGGTCTTCTTCTTTTTCTCCACCATCCACTTTCACCTTCGTTCTGGCGGCCGGAGTCAGACCGAATTCAACCAGGTAACTTTTAAAACGTCGATCAGCATCCGCCAACATTGCTACTGCCGGGTTAGCCTTAATCAAAAAACCGCCCTCGGTCTGCACGGTGTAAGTTCGCCCCTCGTCAGCAATAGTCAGGCGAAGCTGCAGAATGTCGGCGTAAATATCGCAGAGTCGTTCGAGCGCCAGCGTATCGGCAATGGTTAAAATGCCCATGCCATCCAGCAGCACGGTCAGCTTCCCCCACGCCACCTTTCCCCAGTCAGTGAGGTGCTCTGGAGGGCTTGGTATTTCTCGCGCTGGCGATGGTTCTTTGTCGTTAAGTTTGCGTTTGCCCGGGTTGCCGGTAACCACTTTGAGGTGGGTCGGTTTCGGGCGTCGTCCTGCCATCGGAACCTCCCGGAAAAAAACTTTTCATTTCGCGGTTGTGCACAAAAAGGACTGGCGGCGGTCATTTCGGGTCAGACTTCTGAACTTTTGACCCGCCCCTCCCCTATGGAATTGACGTCAACTGAACCAGTGAGAATTTGGATCAAGCGGAATACCGTTTTCATCGCAGCCGATAACGGTGCCGCGCTTCTCCATTCGCTGCTTCGTTGAGTCATGGTGCTGCTTACACAGCCCTTGCCAGTTCTTCCTGCTCCAGAAAAGCTTTTGCGCCTTCGCTATTGCGGGGCTGTCGCCAGAGCGCAGAGCCTCTTTCAGTTTGTGCGGGATGATGTGGTCAACCACCGTTGCCGCTGTCACCCTGCCTTGCTCCTGGCACATGACGCATAAGGGGTGTGCACGAAGGAAGATAAGACGCTCACGGTCCCATTTGCTGCCGTAAATGCGGGGCTCTTTGTTCATGTTCTAGCCCTGATGCTTAGGTGACCATTCTATGTTCACCTGGCCTTTGCTAAGTCCATTAAAAAAGCCGCTCGAAAGCGGCCTTCAGACAATTAATTATCTACTCAAAATACTTATCGAGCTGTTTAGCTAATGCCCGATTGAACAATTCTTTCGATACTGTCACGAGGGTTCCGATGCTGGCATCTTTGAAACCGGTCTTAAGCGTTGACCATACTTCTTTATTCCTTATTGCTTCGAGGAAGTCATGCCCTTCAGCCGTTAGCCGGAGCGGAATAACAGCCCAAGAATAAAATCCATCAACAGAGACTTGCAAACCAAAGCCGAATCCTCCGTCAGGTTGACTTATTAGGCCTCGGTCATCCAGTAGTCTCATATGGAATACAAATTGATCGACATTGTAATCAAAGCCTTTCTCTTTTAATTCACGAATATTGGTTACTGGTCTATCTGATTCCTCGAAAGCCACCAGCAATCCTTTTAGGTACTCATGGTCAATTTTCACGCTAACCCCCACCATTTTGGATGAGTAATTTAGCATTATCACAGACGCTCAACGAGTGCCTGCTGTAATGCGGTCAGATACCAGTTTATAACCTGACCAAATGTTACTTAGATCACAATCCATAGAACCACCCACCAATGCCAAAGGCTGCAGCGATCACCAGACAAGCAATTGCCGTTTTAGGCATTAACACACCGTAAAACGCAGGAGACAATCCCAGGAATAAAACCATTAGCACTGGCCACATACTAAGCAACAGGAAAAAGTAGCCATTTATACCACCGCTGCTAAACGTCACATTCACTCCAAACCATTACCCGGACTTTCCATAGCTTGGTTGCTTCGTTGCATGACATCATACAACTGCCCCTTATACAGGAGCTTTAACATTATCACAGGCACTCGATGAATGCCTGCTGTAATGCCTTAGCTGACCTTCTCAGCGGCAGTATCAAACAGCGCCAGCGCTTCGGTCGCTTCCTGGATTGCCTTACGGGTCTTCGAGACAATCTCACTTTCCGTGAAAACACGATCAAAGGAGTCTGCGAAAAGTTCGGACTTCAGATAACTGTCGCCTACCCAGTCAATGGCCAGCTTGGCCGCTGCGGTGTCATAGTTAACTTTCTTGATGATATCCAGGCGGATTTGCTCGGATGCGGTGATCTCTGCCATGTCTTACCTCTGTGCGATGTGGGGAGTATTATCGAAGCCACTCTGAAGAATGGTTCCTGTAACGCTTTAGCTGCGGTGCTCCATTCGTAGGAATACCCCGCTACGCTTGTTATATCCGAAATGTTACCTAAACTAACTGATGACTTTGCTCTGCCATGACAAAGTCGGTCGTTCTACCCGTGAGCTCAGGGATGAGCCACTCTCAAGCCTTCCTGGCTCTCAGTTTTATTCTCAACCAGTAGAAAATAAACCAACTTCGTGGCTACAATCAGTCATTGGCTGGCTGTACAGCACCCCGTAGCTTTGGGATTTCCTCCACGGGTTTTTTTATAACACTTAAGGCAGATGCTTCGGTTTATCATTATTGATGCCCTTCAATGAAGGGCGCCAGTGCTGCTTATTGTCAGGTCAAGTGCTCGTAACGGGAAATGGTCTTTCCGTTTGCGTTCATCACGTACGCCACTTCTCCCTGCTTCAGGAAAACGTTCTGGTCCATTCCCGACACTGAGATACTCTGCTGGTTGGGATTGAAACCAATGCTCCGGCCGCAATGGATTTCTTCACCACCATCTGGTGACATCACTTTTACTGTTAACATGCTTCTTCTCCTGCTTCTGGCAATAAAAAGCCCCGCATAAGCAGGGCTGTAGATTCACACAACTGATATTGGCTACTGATATCTCTCAGCAAAATGCCCTTCGATCTGCTCTTTGATATCAACAGCTTCATCTAACTTTAAGGAATCATAACCCCTAACATGGAAATGAGGCTCATATGCGTAAATCGTAATAAACGCATATGATCCTTCATCTCCTGAAAAAATCTCATATTTGACGCGAGAAAGACCGGCACCAACTAACATGTATGTATCTAAAAGCTTATGGGTGTTCATCATCCATTCCTTTTCCTTTAAAAAGACTTATCAGCATACATGAATTCGATGGATGAAGGCAGCAATGGATCCTTGGAGACTTCGAAATAACCTCAATATCAGAGAGTTAATACCCATTCAGCCCCCCAAAAATGCCAAAAAATAAAGCGGCAAGTAGCCAGCCAAGTGCAGTTTTCTTCATTAACACTCCGTAAAATGCTATAGACATCCCCAGACACAGCGTTATAAAAACTGGCCACATAGTCAGCAATAAAAATAAATAACTACATATCCCGCTGTTAATAGTCACATTCACCACTAACATAACCCTTATGTGCTAAAAAGGAGCAGTATCTCATGCCTCCATACAATCATCTTTTTCTGGTGAACTATAGCATTATCGAAGCCACTCAGTTAGTAACTTCTGTAATATCCTCATGTGGGGATGAAGGCTGATTTAGCCCTTAGAGGGGTTAACAGTCAGCATCAGGCCGGGCGACTGCCCGGCATGCCCACATACAGGCTTCCTGCATTTTGGTGCGCGCGAGTGCCAGGCTGCGCATAGCTTCATCAATCTCCCGTGCCTGCTCAGCGCTTAACATTGCCGGTTCATTGCGGACAGCCAACAATTCACCTCGCTCTGTATCGAGCAGACTGCAAAAATGCCGGCTGACACCTTTGAGGCGGTTCATCCGCTCAATGTCGCCATCGGTTAATGTGCGGTAGCCTTTTACAGTGCTGCCATCCTGCGGTTTTGCTTCACTCATTTCGTAGCCTTTTCGGTTGATTGTGGGCAACTGGCCAGCACAGATTTGTTGTGTGCCAGAATGTCTCGCTTGGTCTGACGGTCCATCACGTCAATATCGTGTTCGGTCAGGTAGATGACCCTCACCCAGTCGCAGGCCGTATCAACGACTACCGGGGCGGGTGAAGTGCTCGCGCAGCTCGCGATCAACATCGTCATCGCCCATACGCTTAACGTCTTCCTGTACATCACTGGCCCCTTTCACAACTTCCGCCTTACGTTCTGCCGCTGCGACGGTGGCGGCGGCCTCCTCTTCGGTACGCTGCTGATCGGCTTTGGCTTCCGCCTTACTGGTCCCGCGAGCGTGGCCGATGCCGAACGCGCCAGCGATAGCACCCAGGATGACAACCACCAGTCCCGCGATAATTTCAAAGCTCATTGCTGCTCCTTCAGTTCGTCGGCCTTTTCTTTCAATGCTGGCTGGCGTACGTATTGCGATAGTACGGCCAGCACCACCAGCGCTGGGCTAATCAACGCAACGATGTTTGGCGGCAGGATGTTTTTGATATCCGGCGGCAGCACCGCCCAGGCGTGCAGCGCAGCATCCGGGAACGACTGCGCCCATACACCAACCAGCGCGCCGATAGCTCCCAGCTTTACAGACCACGTTTTCAGCAGCAAGCTGGCATGCCCTACGAACTCCAGCCGGGTATATTTGCGCAGAAGTAACAGAACGAGCACAGCCACCAGCACAAGCAAAGCGAAAATGATCACCTTCACAGGACACGCTCCTTAACCCAGCCGTAGAGAAAATCCTCGTTGGCTTCGCGGCCCTCCGCCAGTTCGAGGTATCTGGCACCCTGGCTGCAGTTCAGCGCACGCAACAGAACCTGTTCACCCTCTTTCCCGCGGGCGGAAAGGTATCCCTTAAGCGCGGTGATGGTTCGGGGACCAATGGCACCATCCGGAATCAGATCGGGATACAGCTTTCCGCGCATATTCATTGCGGTCAGCCAGCGCTGGAAAAACTTACTGGCTACAGATGGCCCCATGTTCACGCCAGTGTCGCAAAGCTCATCTGCCAGTAACGTAGATAGAGCTGCCACCTGGTCAAACCGGGGGCCGGTCCAGTAATCGCTCAGCAGGATTTGCTTTGCTGTTTCCCTGGGCAGGTTCCGCATATCACCGGTGTAGCCATGTGCACGGGCGGTGGTCTGCGTGATGCCCCAGCGGGTCGGCCCGCCTTTATCCGACGGATGATCGACATAACCACCCTCCTTGCCGAGGATCCCCTCGATAATCTGGTCTGCTGTCATTGTGCTTTCACTCCGGTGATTCGTTCCCAGAAATACGTGAGCGCTACGGAGCCCATCGCGCCGCTTATCCCCGCGGTTGCCAGAATCATGTAAATGCTCAGTCCGCTTTCAATGCTCACCAGGCCAGCAATAACGCCGGTAAACCCTGAAACCACCATTTGGGCAAGAGCATTGATCAAGCTCCATGTTGCCTTGCTCTGCTTCACATCTATCAGGTAGCGGACAAGTCCACCCCAGCAAGCAATGATCAGCAGAACCAGCCAGGACATCCCGGCAATGCTCTCTTTGTCTTGCATACGCTTAGCCATAGTTACCGCCTCCGATGAAAGATCGGGAAGCTGTGTGTGAGAAGGTCAGGCCCGTCAGGCTGGATTTAACAACGAAGCATGTCGGTGATGATTTCCGCGGGACCTGATAATAAAAAAGCCATGCAAATGCATGGCCTTGTGATTTGAATCCGTTATTTACAAAATGTATTCGAGACAGTATCTTTCGACTTCCGGACAAAAAAACATATACCGGGACAAAATCTAAATGTAACTGCCTTGCCTGCATGAAACCATGCGGGCTTTTTTTTGCCCAAAGAAAAAGCCCACCGAAGTGGGCCTTACAGCTATCATCATTTTTTATTAGGTGTGGTGCCGGGTGCCTCCCGGTGAGCATGCCCCAGTCGACATGGCTCGCGCTGCATTTACAGAGAAGATTTGACTGGTCGCCCCTCCGCATAGGGGGATTCACCACATAAACAATTTATTATCAATCTGATTGTGCAGTCAAATACCATATTCACATCATATGGTTAAACAGGTCATTGATGAAAAAAGCCTGCAGCGAGCAGGCAAAAGTATGTTTAGTACAAAGAAACGTGAGTGAAGCCGAATTGCTTCGGAAGACCGTTAGCTTGCCATACCGTGGTCTGCGGTCTTTTAATTCCATCTCTGGCTGACAACTTCCGCCCCAGTCTGGAGGTTGACCGGGTAACTTCACGGAAACTTTTTACCTTAAATTAACAATCGAGAAACCTACCATTTTTGGCAGGTCAGGATTCCTTAAGGTTTTATAGAGCGCTACTCCGGCCGGGGTCATGCGTCTAACGGAGCATTCGGGAGAAGTAGCTTTTTACATCACGCCCTTCCCGGGCGTGGCCTGCTGATTCGTGATCAAACGCAGGTCTTCAACTGCCGCTATGTGGCGGCTTATTTACCTGTTTGATATTGTTGATTTGCTAATAACCATACAGACAAGGAGATTAACGTGTCTGACTACCACAACCTGTTACATGTGATTAAATCGCGCGTGTGTGAAAACAGGAGTATGTCTCACTCCGCGTATTATCCGGGCAGCATGCAGGACAATCAGATCAGAAACAGAACGGCGCTGATTTATGTCCTCGAAATGATTCTCCATCAGCACAGACAAAAATATGCCACTATTTTCAATCCGCTTGAGGGAAAAGCTGCGTTGCATCACCTCATCTTTATGAAAACAAAATGGCGGCCGTCAGAAATCAGGGAACTGAAGCTGGAAGATGCTCTTTTTGTTATCCAGGATGAGCTAAGGATCGAGAACATAAGCGACGAGGCTCAGGAGGCTTTAAGTTCGTTCAATCTGCCTTTGGCTGCTTTTCTGTTTGAGGATTTTCCAGAAGAGGACTGGAACTGTAGGGAAAACTCAGTGTTCCTTCGAAACCTGACGATGAAAGCAACTCAATAGACTTGTCGATCTCTTTCAGCCGTTCTTCAAGAGCGGCTTTTTCTGCTATCAGACGGTTGAAGTGGGCAAGATAGATTTTCTGTTGCCCAAGCCAGTCTTCAAGCTGTTGAGTGGTCATGCCCGGGTTAAAAAAATATGGTTGCTGCATAGCTTCCCCTAGATAAGTTACGCATTGTGATCGGGATTCGCTTCAGACGCTGGCCCCTCTGCCGTTCTGGTGCTGGTTGACGGAATCGAACCGCTGACATCCTGCTTACAAAGCAGGCGCTCTACCTTCTGAGCTAAACCAGCAATCTGGTTCAGGGCTCTGCGCAGAGGGCTTTAACGTATCGTGCAGCACGTCTCTACCCAAGAGCCCTGACCGGAGTGCAGAAATGACAAAGCCCAAGGGGGTTAGCCTTGGGCCTTTAATTTATTTCATGCTGCTCAGTTCGCTTTAACGTCCCGAGCCTATCACAATTCAAGCAGTTTCTGGCTCACTTTGCAAGTAAAATCTGTCGCCATTTGTGCCGAATGCGTCACACATTGGTGCGTAAAGCATCGATTCTGCCAAACTAAGCCACGTATCAACTCTGCGTCTACAGGTCATAAAGCACCAGTCGGGATGCTTTTCATAGAGCTCTTCCGCTATGCGGCGTTTGCTCTTCCGTAACCGGTAATGCTCCACCAGCAGGTGATACAGCTCTTTGTGACCACCTGTAATAAGGACTGCCCCCAGTACCTTATCAATCAGCAGTCCTTCATCGTCTGTACAGAAGGCCAGGCCGCTTTTGTTTTTCCCCGCGAGTATTTCACGAAAAAACGCCTCAAGCTCTGGCTTCGAGATGCCAGACTTCTTCATCCGGCGTAATGCTTCGTTGATGGCTGTTTTAGTGACTTTCCCGGAAGCCAGTAACTGGTTAAACATATTGCCGCCACTACCGCCGCCGATGTAAGACCAGCGGCCCCACATGCGCAGCTTCCCTTGAATCCAGATGGCCTCCAGCGTTTTCAGCCTGACCATTTCACCAGCTTTTCCAACCTCGGACGGGTTAATCATTATGCGTTCTCCACTATGCCAGCACGCCAATTGCCAGCGAACGATCCAGAAATCGAAACAGCAGCTCCAGCTGTGAGCCGTGCTTCTCCTCAAATGCCACGGTGTCAGCGTGCAACTCGTCGTGATGCGCTCTGCAAAGCGGCAACACAAACAGGTCATGCGCTTTTGTTCCCATTCCACCTTGTCCGTGGCCTATCAGGTGATGGGGATCATCTGCTGGTTTGTTACAGCAGACACACTGCTGAGACTTAACCCAGCGCGTCCAGCTCTCGTTTACCCAGCGGCGGCGTTTTGGTCGCAGCATGAATGATTCCGGCGTTTCAGGATCTACGCGAAGACCGAGAATCTTTTTCTGCACCACTTCGCTCGCCGCTGGCTCCGGCACAATATCGCTCTCCTTCGTCACTGGTTGATGCTTTATTTCCGGCAATCGCAGGGCTTTACGGGCCAGCGATTCAGGGATTACGTGCGCCAGATTGTTTATCACCAGCCACCAGCACAACTCCGGGATCGTCAGTTGATGGTCTTCGTTGAACCCCAGCTGTGAGCGGATGACCGTTATCAGCCAGGATACCAGGTTCCCACGCGCAATGCCTGCCAGCGTCTCTGTGTACTGATCACGCAGCAGATTATCGCAGGCCCAGCAAAGGCGGATGCTGCCAGGCTCATGCCGGAACAGCGTAAAATTTTCGCTGTGCCATGAGCCATGGGGATACTGGCATTCAAAATGACGCTCCAGCTCGGCCTCCAGCGAGCTGATACCACCCGCGCGCAGAATGACGTCTTTGTTTTCGAATACTGGCTTCAAAACCGGGTCTTCTGCCAGTGGCTGCGTGGCGGGAGGGATGGCGCCGGTTGCGTAGTCGCTGTATTTTTCCGGTGCAGGCTCAATCAGTACCCGTCCTCTCCTGAACATCGGCATGAGATCAGCACCTGGGCGAAGAAGAACAACGCCCATGCGTGGGGCAATCTCAGGGGTTAGTAGTGCTCTCATATCATCTCCACGTCAGGCAACTGCACGAAAACGTCGGATGGTGATTTCTACTTTCCCTTTCTTCACGATGTTCCCCCACTCCACCAGCATGCGCTTAACCTGACTGTCGTCTTCCCAGACGCCTGTTAGAGTCAGGGCATCGAACAGCGCTTTGTTGTAGTTATCGATATCCCGACGGCGCTGATCCGGCGGATACAACACTATGTGAACCTCAGCCAGATCAGAGGATGGCCGGGGAACGGCCCGCAGTTGCTCAATAATCGCCGCTCTCGCTGCCTGCTGGAACTTGCGCCCTGTCTCGCTTACCAGATGCCTGCCTTTCAGCGGTCCCTTGCTCGGGGCGCGCCAGTAACTATTTACGCTCGGTGGAAATGGTAAAGTCAGTTTCATTTAGCCCCCTTAAAGGATCGCTACAACGTCTTTTGCGACTTCCCGCGTACTGCTTTTGCAGGAGATCGAACGGCGCGCTTTGATGAATAGCAGGTTAAAACCATGCTCCCGGTACAGATCGAGAACCTTCGGTGCGGATGAGTTAGAAATTACTACCCGAGCCCCACGGTGAAAGGCAGATACACATTGCTTCGCCAGGTCTACCTGGTTCTCCCAGTTAAACCCACCAGCGGCGTAGGCAGTGAATCCGGCTGTTCCCGGCATCGGTTCGTAAGGCGGATCGCAGTAAACCACATCCCCTTTCCCGGCCAGGCTGATTGTCCGACGGTAATCAGCAGTCATGAATACGCAGTTATGCGCCATAGCCGCGAAGGCTTTCATCTCATCCATCGGGTAATACGGAGCCTTGTAGCCTCCCCAGCCCACATTGAATTTGTTCGCCTGGTTGTAGCGCATCAGGCCATTGAAGCAATGCCGGTTGAGATACAGGAATGCAGCTGCGCGTTCAGTAGCATCCAGCGTCTGAGCGTTGAACTCGGAACGGATCAGCTCATAACCATCTGGTGACCGCATGTGCTCGAACATCCAGCGGGCCTTTAATTCCACTTCATCCGGCACCACCGCTAACATCTGATACAGATTAATCAGGTCCGGATTAACGTCCGCCAGCAGGTAATCTGCGTGCTTTTCGCTGTTCAGGAATACCGACCCACCACCAACGAATGGCTCTATCAGGCGTTTCCCTGCCGGGATATGCACGAACAGGTCAGCCAGCTGGGTATACTTTCCACCAGCCCATTTGAGAAATGGCTTGCTCATGTGCGGAACCCCGAGTTTTCTGGCAATGAGTAATCAACCCCGTCGAAGCTGGCTCGCGAAATGGACGACTCCTGGCGGGAGCTATTGAGTGGAGCAGATAGTTTTAACGACAGCTCATCCCATTTTTCCCGAAGCTTCGACGGGCTGAGTACGTTTTTACACCAGAACGAATCTTTGTTGGCGCGCTTGAAAAGTGAGCAAATTTGTTTATGGGTTCTCCCGTCCTGCATCACCATCAGGCGAACCTCATTCGCCCATGCGATCCAGTTTGGTTCTTTAGGGCGAACTACCTCACCATCACTTTCAGCAGCCAGTTCGTACATGCTGATAATTTTTCCCCAAATGAACTCGGCGCAGGTTAAATCGTCCTGGCTGCCCCACTGCCGCTTTGCCGCGCTGTACACCACCGCGTCAGGATGTCGTGACAGAAATTCATCAGCAGAGCCCTGTTCGTCCGGTTGCGAAGCGTCCGGACAAGAAGGATTTATATCTGATGGATCAGTAGTTGATTTTACTGACGGATCCCCACCAGATTCTGACGGGTCAAAACTGGTTTTTTTGATGGATTCCGACGCCTCAAATTTTGAGGGGTCAATTTTTGACGCATCAGATTTTGACGCATCAGATTTTGACGTGTCAGATTTTGATGTGTCAGAAACTGACAGGTGAGAAAATGCCGCTTTCTGTAGTTTGGAAACGTTGAGCTGGTAGACGTTCGATGCATTACGGTTGCCGTTGCGGCGTTGCGTACGGGTGAGCCATCCCTCTTTCTCAAGCGCAGTAATCGCCGTTCTGACAGTACTTTCACCAGCGCCAATCTGACGGGATATGGTCGCAATAGAAGGCCAGCAAACACCCTCATCGTTGCTGAAGTCAGCCAGGCGCGCCATGATTGCCACGCTGGATAGCTTCATCCCCGAAGATGCACAAGCGTCCCAGACGTATCCTGTTAATTTAGTGCTCATGATCGTCCTTTATTTCTCTGAATTTACGTCTGAATTGCTCGAGGGGGCTAAAGCATTCATGCTCGTACCCTTCACGCAGGTATATAACGCGCTGTGTTTGGGGCTCCCAGCGTATGACCCTGACCGGGACACCGTAGTGATCTCTGAACCATCGGTTGAGCTCTCGCATACTTTCTCCGCCTGGCCGTTAAAGTCCCCTACCACCCACTGAGCAAACTGGTAGCAGACAGGTTCGAATCCGCCTGGTACTCTTACCCCATACACGAACTGCACCGGTCCTGCTCCACCAGGAACTGGCCGCGCTACAAGTTGCGACCTGCGGTATTGTGTTGATAAACTGTTCATGCGTTAGTAATCTCCACTGATAACGAGACGCCACGACGCCAGGAGCTGCAACTCGCTGGCGTCACTTCTTTTTGCGTGCAAACAACGTGATAATTGCCGCGATCTCTTCTTCACGCGCAGCCAGGTGGCGGCGGTGATGCACCATGATTTCTTCAGCTTCATGTCTTTCGATTACCCCATCCTCAAGTGCCTGTTCGATAATCTGATCAACCTGTCCTCTGGCGGCAGAGGTACGCATTGCCCGGCTGAACAAGTCCACGCGATCCAGCTCTTCCAGATGCGGAACATCCACCAGCAGAGCACCACGGCGGCGAGCGAAGTAATCAGCCAGTAACGACGTGTTGGAAATGTCCTCCATCGCTTCCAGCTCGCTGACTTCGAAGAAACGACAGCCGTTTTTCTCGTAGAGGTTGTTGTTGAACTGCGTCACCGTCATTCCCAGTGCGCCAGCCATTGCTTCGCGCCCACCTGGATATGCTTTGCACATAGATTTCACGACTTCTTTGAGGTTCATACCTACTCCTTTCAAACTCGGGTGGTAGTTACAAATTTGATGCAGTGGCATTAAGCTTTCGCATTGCTGTACCTCTTAAATAGGCCCAGTCAATGTCAGGACGAAGCTCTTCGCAGGTGACAGCACCACCAGTGGCTTTTTCAATCTCAGGGCATCGTTCCGCAGGTATTTGCCTAATGCCCGTTGTCCATTGATTCACTGTTGGTGATGAGATGCCTAGATTCCTTGACAAAGCGGCTTGTCCCCCAACAATGCGGCAGGCTTCACTGATTGCTTCAAGGCTACTTCTCATAAACGGATTCCTATGATTTCCACACAAGCAGATATTAGGCTAAGCCTAATAAACAATCAATAGGAATTGCCTAAGCTAAAGGTTATGAGGATTATTAGGCAATGCTTAGTGGTAAAGAATTGGGCCGAGCGATCGAGCAGGCCATAGACAAGAAGCTTTCAATAGGTTCTGCCAAGAGTAAGGCGGAAATCGCACGTCATTTCAAAATAAAACCCCCATCAATCCATGACTGGATCAATAAAGGCTCCATATCGAAAGAGAAGCTACCAGAGCTTTGGAACTACTTTTCTGATGTTGTGGGCCCCGAGCACTGGGGACTAAAAGGATACCCGCTAACTGATACATGTGAGCCCGCAACAGATCCCATAGTTAAAAATGGTTCTATTGACGAACTCTATAATAAGGCTTCGAGAGAGAAAAAGGCTATCATTGATTTTGTCCTCTTAGAGCAAGGACAGCGTATACCTGGCTGGGTAGATAGCGACGCTAAAGCATATTTAGACTCACTAGAGATGAAGATAAGGAGATGGGCAGAGCAGGAGGAAGATGGAAAAAAACAAACGAAAGCCAGAGCTTAAGCTTATATGGTCTAACGGACAATATCTCTAAGCTCCATACATGTTAAAAGCTCTGAGATTGATTCACTTGCATAACTCAATCCCTGTGGGGGATTGGCTTGTATGAAGCCCATCCGGGGATTGTGATTTGCTTTGATTTAACAGCAGGTTTTCACTTTGCATGGAGGATGCATGGAAAACTTCAAAGTACGTCTTAAAAATCACATTGAACATGTTAAAAATGTTAGAGAACACTGCACAACGGAAGAGACAACCAAGCAGGCTTTGATACTTCCTTTCTTGGACATCCTAGGCTTTAACGCATATGATCCGCAAAAAGTCAAAGCTGAATATGGTGCGGACTTCCCTGGTGTTAAAGTGGGTGAGCGTGTAGATTATGCTCTATTCTGCCAAGGTGTTCCCGTTATGTTTATTGAGGCCAAAGGTTGTAAAGAAAAAATGGACAACCATTGCCCTCAATTATCTAGGTATTTTAATTCTACTCCTGAGGTAACAATATCAGCAATTACTAATGGCATTGAATGGCGTTTTTTTACGGATCTCAATGAGAAAAACATAATGGATTCAACGCCATTTTTACGAATCATGATGGATGACATTAAAGATTCTGATGCTGAGCAATTATTTAGATTCCGGCATGACAAATTCAAACCAGAGGCCTTAAGAACACTTGCAGAAGAGAGTGTATATATTTCTGCATTTGTTAAAGTTGTGAGTACAAGCCTTCGGGAAGTAGATCATGAATTTGTTAGATATGTTGCAGGACGAGCAAACATTGGTCGTCAATTAAATCAAAGATTTATAGAAACAATAACTCCATTGGTGAGGCAGGCCGTAGAGAGGTCAGTAAGTGAAATGGTTGTTTCTGGTCTTTCATCAAGAACATCTATTCCTGAATTAGAATCCCCTGCTGATGTAACTGACAATAATGTAATTGATGAGCGCGCAGATATTGTCGATGCAGAGAATCCCAACATCGTAACAACCTATAATGAAAGAATTTTATTTGAAAAAATCTGTTCTATTATAGGTCCTGCATACGAACTTCAAGCCAAAGACACAGAGTCATATTACTCTATTCTTTTCCAAGGAAAAACAAACCGCTGGCTGGTTCGCTATTATGACAAGAAGAACCGCTCAAACATACAGTTACCAATTGATATCAATGAAATAACAGGTAATGAAATTAAAAGAGCCGGACTTGAACATGATAACAATCGTATTTTCATTGAACATCCCGAGGATGTATTAAGGATTTCAGGTTTAATCCTTGACTCTTTACAATATGTACAGAATGATGAGAATTTCAGAAAGCGTCGTCCATAATCATAAAAACACTAGCTTTATTTCACACAAATCCCGCTTATGCGGGATTTTTTTTGACTGCCGACAAACATTAGGCTAAGCCTATTGACATATCATTAGGCAAAACCTAATATCAAGTGAGTCTGATGGACTATGTCATCTTGGCGGCGCCATGTGCAAGCTAAGTGTTTCAGGCACGACGTGCGCCCCACCAGCACGGCGAAAAGGTGTGACGCCCGGGAAGAGTCCGGGACGCAACAGATGAGAGCATTGGCGGTGAACGGGCAAACACACAAGCCGTAAGCCGATCCGAACGCAATAGCTAATCGTATCAGTGCTCTGCTCGTTGTGACGTGTACAAGCGTACTGCAGCGCCGCTCGACGCAAAGACCTGGAAATCGACTGAGCAACAGCAGCTGGTTGCCAATACCAAAACAGAGCGGCGGGAAGTAAGCAGATTAGCGATCTGGTGTCACAACATTCATTCCCGATAAGTCCCCTTCTACTGAGGAGGTTTATCGGGACTGGAAGAGTTACCACTTGGAGACGGTCCTTTTAAATGTCCTGGACAGTGGCGCTTTGGTAGCGATAACAATCACTCCAGTTGATCCTGGGAGTTATCAGGTCAGTGAGCTGCCAGCACTCTCGACGGTAGTGACAGCCGGAAGTAGACGGCCCAGCGTGGCAAACAGAGGAAGCACGATGACAGCCGGGAAAGACCGGCACACAACAGGAAAAAGCACTGTGTTAGTCAAGTGAGTTTCCAGTGCTTCAGTGCTCTTTCCGTTGTGTGGAGAACTAACGTGCCGCCATTGCAGTGGCGGCTACCCCATCAGCAAGAAATTTTAACCGGCTATTCACCCACTTTCATGGGTTGGGTTGCTGCACCCTAAATTTACGCGTTGCAGCGCGTCAGATGGAGAACGAAAGATGGCTAAGACAGCAAATCAACTTATTAAACAGGCGTACGAAATAGCCAAAACTATGCCACCAGCACAGGCAGCAATCATCAGGGAACTGGCTACCGTCCTCGATGTTTCGAATGTAGCTCTGCGCCAGACGCGCACCGAACGTGACGCCCTTCTCGCAGAGGTCAAATCATGGGCGAAAGAGTGTGATCGTCTGACCGAGCGACACACCAAGAAGCGCACAAATCTACATGTCCTCGAAGCAATGCGCGATTTGAAAGCAATTTTCCCCACCAGCTTCCGTAACGTGGAGGCTCTCTGATGGCTAAAGACTCAAAGGTTGTATACGGCGCCAGCGGCAAAACGAACGTTTTAACGTTCGAACCTGAAAGCCTGCACCTGGTTACCGACAAAACACACCCGCTTTACGATGAACGGGTCCACCTTCCTATCGACGAAGGGATGGTTCTGAACATCAAGGAGCTGGGTGTACTGGAACCTATCATCGTCTGGAAAGACCCTGAACTTGGGCTCACCTGCGTAGTTGTAGGCCGTCAGCGCGTAAAACATACCTTGGAGGCAAATAAGCTTCTTTTGAAAGAGGGCAAAGACCCACTGCTTGTTCCTGGGGTTGTTAAGCGCGGGTCAGCAAATCAGATGGCTAAATACATGGTCAGCGAAAACGAAATTCGCCGACCTGATACACCGCTTGGCCGGGCTAAAAAAATGTCAGACGCACTCGACCGCGGGCTCGATGAGGACGACATTGCAGTGTTGTTTGGCTGCAGCGTTCAGACCGTTCGAGCAACGCTCTCCCTCCTCGAGGCTACCCAGGCCGTCCGGGAAGCTGTAGAGGCAGGAACAATTAATGTTACCCAGGCGCGTCAGTTGGCATCGCTGAAACCCGAAGAGCAACGGGAGAAGGTCAAGCAGATCGAGACAGCGACCGCCGGCATCACGGGCCATGAAAAAGCCCGGCGTCAGCGTCAGATCCTCGGTGATGCAAAGCCGCGCCTGAAAACCCGCAAAGAAATCACCAAAGCCCTGGAATCAGCCGAGGGTGAGTATGCAAGCGCACTTCGTTGGGTGCTTGGGGAGGCCGTATGACAATCGTAAAAACCCATACCGGCACCGTGATCACCAAAGACGGTCCGAAGGTAAAAAAACTGCACCAGACAGAGCGGATGTGGGTCGTCGGCAAAAACGAGTTTTACCACAAAGAAACCGGGCGCCGTCACTTTGCAGAAAATACGCGCCGCCGGTTGCTGCTCGACACCATCAAGCCTATCGAGGTGAAACATGTTTAAACAGAACGAAAAGGCTATTTCACAGATTGCGGAATATATCCCGCGCGCCTGCCGGGGTATGCAGCTGCAGGAAGCGAAAGCGCGTCTGGAGAAAAAAATCGCGCTCTATACCGATGACGGCTGTGATGTTGCCGTTCTTAACGCGGCGTTTGCATCAGCCCTTAACAGTCATACGCGGGAGTCTTTTTTTTCGTGCATCGCCAAGCAGCTGCGCGAGGGGGCCAAATGATCACTGGGACCACGAATTACGATGAAGTTCCTGATGTTCGTTGCACCTTGTGCGGCGGTTATTACAAAGCCGACGATCCAGAAAGTCACGAATGTGAGGGTGCAGCATGACTGATATCACCGAACTGGCGCAGAGCCTGAAAGCGGCGGCGACCAACGTGAAAGAGACCGCCCATATAGCGCGATATTTGAAGGCAACCATAGCCCGTCAAACATTCAAAGAGCTAATGACGCCGGATAACATCCTCGCGCTGGTAGAGGCGCTGGAGAAGGCGCAGCGCTATATCGAAGAATTGCGGGAATGGAATGCTGATCTGGCACAGGAGTCATTCGAGCGCCAGCAGCTGATTTCTGAACTTGAACCTATCCGCGCAGCAGCCGAAAAGCTGGTCCGCTGCAAAGGTCGCTATCACAGCGAGCAGAACTATCGCGCATTGGCTGCGCTGTTTGGTGTGAAAACCCCAGACCTGCCGCCGCTGGATGGCGAGTCCCGCGCCGTCACTGTAGAAAACCTGCAGGAGAGCGCCTACAGAGCTGGCTTAACTGCTGGCTGGAATCTTGGGCTGGCTAATAACAACGACGGGTTCAATAAATGCCTGGCTGCTCATGCCGCTGGCATCCAGGTGGAGGCTGAGTGATGGCGAACTCATTACTTGAGGCCTGCAATAACTGGCAGATTCAACGTGCTGAAATACTGTCCCGCAACCCTGACATGATCATGACAATTCAGAAGCTGGACATGATGGTTGAGTATGCCGTGCGGTCAGCAATAGATATCGCCAACCGCGTTGACTGGGATTTTCGAGAAGCTGAACGCCTGGCGAAGCAGGCGCCCGGGGAGGCTAAGTGATGTGGGTGCTCATTATCTGGATGTTCGGCGCTTATGGAAACCCGACCATCACCACTCAAGAGTTTCAAACAGAATCCGCCTGTCGAGCAGCGTTTGCCGAAGTAAAAAAGGTAAACAATGCCGACGTTTCTCTACGTGGCGTATGCACGCCTAAGGGTGACCAATGACCAAATCAACCATAACCAGAGAGCAACTGGAAGAATGGGTTGCACAATTTGATGAAGATGGCGGCTGCGATGCCACTGACAGGCAATTAGAGGCTCTCATTCGTCAATCGCTGGCCGCAATGGACAGCGAGCCGGTGGCGTACATCAGCAAATCAGACTTTGATGCCGGTTATCCGCATATCCTAGCAAGAAGAGATTTCAATAAGGCTTGCACCATGCCTGTATATGCCGCGCAGCCAGCGCCGGTAGTGCCGGAGGAAAAACCAATTCCAAATACACTGAGCATGTACGCCGTGGATGCAGTAGCAGCCATCGCTGAGGTGAAGGGCTGGAACGCCTGCCGCACCGCCATGCTTAGCGGAGGTAAGTCATGATCAACCGCAACAAACTGGAGCACATTCTCGAATACGCCAAACAGCAGAGGCACATCGGCCAGTCCTGCAAGGTTCCGCCAGAAGATATGGTCGAAATCATGGAGCGATTGCTCAGCGCTTGCAACCCTCCGGCGCAATCCGATTGCTGCCCAGCGCAAAACAGCGTAGCTCCGGCGCAAAGCCATGGATGGATCCCGGTAAGCGAGCGGATGCCGGATGATGAGCAGGAGGTGCTCACCATAAACAAAATGGGCCATCGCTTTGTATCATTCTTCGATAAGCACTCAGGGCTGTTTTTCGACAGGCTTGATGCGCCAGCAGCATGCTGCATAGAGCACGTGCTGGTAACTCACTGGATGCCGCTGCCGGCCGCCCCGCAGGAGGTGAAGTGATGGACTGGCCTACGGCATTCAGCATCGTCGGCTGTGCGTTCGCCATTGCCTGGCTGTTTCGGAGTTAGCGACATGAAAAGAGAATTTGAATTGTGGCGCCACTGTCGTGGCCTGATTGTGGTATGAGGTGAAGATGAACACGATGTTTTTGTTAATGGCCGAATACGGGTCTGCTACGGTTCCGCTCAGCCAGGTATGTGAAAAGTATTTTGGGCTGAAACCGGCAACAGCGGAAAAACGCGCTGCGATGGGCGAGATCCCCATTCCAACTTTCCGAGCCGCAGAAAGCCAAAAAGCACCGCGCATGATCCACATTCAAGACCTTGCGAATCACATTGATGCGCAGTTGAAGAAAGGCCGGGACCTCTTGGAAAAGATGAAAAGCGATCATTAGTTACACTGTAACTTCAATTCCGGATGCCGCACATTATGTAGCATCCGGTTTTATTTTTGCATCACGCGGCACCCCAATAGAACCCCAAAACAACATATCCTATTGTTTTAATTATTTATTCCCTTCATGTTCAACTGGAGCAACATGGGCAAGTTTATGGCCGTCGGTCTGACGGATCTGCTGGAGAGTTCAGGCATGAACGGTGTTCCGGCGTTTGTCGGCCTTGCGCTGCTGTCGGCTTTTCTGTGTATGTTTATCGCCAGCGGCTCGGCCATCTGGTCGATTCTGGCGCCGATCTTCGTGCCAATGTTTATGCTGTTGGGCTTTCACCCGGCGTTTGCGCAGATCCTGTTTCGTATCGCTGATTCATCGGTGCTGCCGCTGGCGCCGGTGTCACCGTTTGTGCCGTTGTTTCTCGGCTTTCTACAGCGCTACCGGCCGGATGCCCGCCTCGGCACCTACTATTCGCTGGTGCTCCCTTACCCGCTGATTTTTCTCGCCGTCTGGCTGCTGTTGCTGGTGGGCTGGTATCTGGTGGGACTGCCGATCGGCCCTGGCATCTATCCGCGGCTGTCTTAA